CGCATCAAAGTCTGCCCATTCTTGGGCTTCGTCGGGCTGTCCGTCTCTCTCGCACTCGTCCTCAAGTTCCTCTGCGGCAGTGAGGAAGTCTTCGCACATTGAGAACAACTCTTTGAACGCTCGTTGCTCTGTGCGGTTCAGTTCGCGCAAGAACATGGGTCCTTCTTCGCGCATGGCTTCCATTACTTGGCCCAATGCGTTGAGAGTGTTCTCGCACATGCAGTAACTCATGTTAGGGTAGTTTGACATAGGTTCGCTCCTTTGTTGCTGTTTAAGTCTTAATTATACACTCAATCCACGTAGTAGTCAACTGCCTCTGTTAGCTTGTGCAATGCACCTTCCAGTTCGCTAAAGCAGTCCATCTCTGTCAAGCTCTCGCCGTCCAGTGTTGCAGCCTGTAGCAAGTCATCCACCTCTGCCAGCTTTGCAAGTATTGCGTCTCTCATTGTGTGCTCCTGTTTGTTGCTGTGTATGTATTATAACAAATTGGGCATTTCAGGTCAACCGTTTTGCTTGACCCGCACATCAGTATTCAGTGCAGGCATGTACTGAGCAATCAGCTGTCGTTCCAACTTATGTGCAACTTCTTTGCCACGCACAATGTCAACTATGGTTGACACTATGCTATCAGCACCAGCAGTACGAATTGCTTCGTACAAAGCCCAGCTCTTGTCTTCAGTGCGGCTGCGATAGATGTGCTTGTTTACACGGCTACGCAGGCTCATTAACACAGTACGCTGAGTCTTGGCAGTGATACCAATGTAAGTCTCGAACCCGATATGCAAAGCATATACGATATGAGTGCGATCAACACGCTTTTTACGAGTGGCTTTTTTTGCTTCCATACATGTATTATAGCCGATTTGACGATTTTGGTCAACCGTTTTGCCGGGCAAAAAAGCCTACTTTTTTGTGGCTTTTTTACAACAAATTTAATATAAGTTTCTCACAACATATAATATTATTAATTATTATTGAGTATAATTCTCGAGAAACTGATTTAAATCCCCATAGAGATTAGCTAAAAATGCTTCTTTTGATCCGTAGAATTTAATGCTGGGATTTTTTCTATCTATATTAAGATAATATGGATCTTGTAATCGTTGATCCAATTGTACTAATAGTTTGGGACGTATTTGTTCTGGTCGAATATCAAAATTATAATGCTCGATATTCATTCGTTGCATTGCAATATAACCATGAGCACTGAGGCGCATACCTGCACCTTGACGAGAATTTCGCCACCATGTTTGCATGGCCCAATCTAATCCAGGACGCTGAGATTCAGGAAACTGCCTGATCAGTGCTTCAGTAATGGCTTGTTTATTTCGCATTGGGGTATATTTTATCCCCTTGCTTGAGCAATACTACAGAAAACTTATCAGTGCGAAACTGAATGTTTAGTTTTCTAGCCAAATTGATTGCATGTCCTTTATTTGAAAAAGATACTTTTTTATACTTGGGACCTGGATACTGAGTGAGTAAATTTGAAGTCTTGAGATTGATTGGTCGATTATCAAAGAACACTGCCCAGATACCTTCGCTGGCCAATACCTGTTCAGTTTTATAGGTCTGCTTGTTGGTGTTCTCTATTAACACTGATGGTTTGGGGCGGCTCATCCATTATACTCCTACATTTATTTATGCAAAAATGTAGGAGTATTTAGAAGTCTTTTCCGCCCAGTTCCACAGTAATGACTTGTTCTTTTTGTGCAGTCAACAGCTGAGTTTGCAGTTCTGTTATGGCCAACAACATCTTGGTTATGTCAGCATGCAAGTCCTTGGCATCTCGAATTGGCATCATGAATTCACGTTGTCCACGTGCTTCATGTGCCTTTACTGAATCAATGAACCGATTAATGTGTATACTCATCAGGAGAACTTGTTAAAAGCACCCTTCTTTTTCAAGAATGGTTTCAAGTTTGGTGGTTCCCATCCTTGTGGTTTGAGTACTTTACCATCTTCACGCTTGCGCACCTTGCCAGTTTCTTTGTTAATTTTAGCAAAGTTAGTGCTCATGACTTCTTTCCAAGCACCTTCGGCATCCCATCCGGCACTGTGGATAGCACCGATAGTAACAACTAAAATATCAATAAGTGCATCTAGCGTTTCGACATCGTCTGGAGCATCTTTGAGTTCTTGGTATTCTTCGTCAATTAGGCGCATATACATATCGAACTGTGCTTGATCTCCCGTGACACTTTGGTCACAGGCTTTCATAAATTTTTCTTGATCTCGAAAAACATTCATTTCTTACTTTTCCTTTGTTGTTGTGCCATACGTCTAGCTTCTGACCAGGGCTTTCCTTTGTTATGCCCTAATAATTGTTTTCTTTCTTCATCAGTGAGATTTGCTATCATAGTTTTTCGCACCTCTCTCATCTTATTTTTAGATTCTGCCGAATGAACTTTTCCCTTAAATGGGTTGTTCTCCTTCATTAACTTACTATGATTCTCACGACGTTGTTGTGCAGCTTTAGTATCTTTTTGTATTTCTTCGTATGTCATACCTTTTGTGTTGCCGGGTCTACCTTTGATGGATCCACCTTCGCCTAACTCTGGTTTTAAGTTGGCCCACTCTGGACTATCTACAATCTGCCATAAATCACTGTAATAAGATCCCCAGATTCTTACTTCTTCATTATCTTTACATTCTTTTAATATTTCAGTGCTAACATCGTTTCCATGTTTCTTAACATGTCTCAACCAGCGGGTGCCAGAACCTTCATATTGGTAAGGATTTTTTACTGTTTTACCTAAATATTTTAATCCAGTTTTGCGATGAGTTTTTATGTACAAGTAAATCATACTATATTTATCATCGTAATGGGTTTGTCATTTTATTGCCTAATAGAAATAGGATGATTATTGGCTTCTTCTTTGGTATAAAATGGACCTTGATACGGATAACGTTCCAAGGTAATGAGTTTAGGGCTTTGTACAATGCACCAAGTTCGACGTTGTTTGACCTGATACCATCCGGCTGCAAACCACGAACGTGACTTGCGATTCTTGGTATACAACGGCAATTTATGTTGCACATCCCAGATGGGATTGTATACTCGAGATCCTGACGGATATCCTTGTACTTGATAGCTAGCAGGTTCCTGGTTAGGTTTGTTTCCTACTGCTGGAAATTCAATATCGACCTGTTTGCGGATCATTGCAATGGTCTTAAATGGCATGACCTTGTCATTAATACGCACTGCAAAGCCATCTCCTGTGGCTTCAATATTACCAATTTTTTTATTATCCTGTGTAAGGATGTAAAACTGATCCTTGATCACGGGTTTAGCTATGATGCTCATCTAGTGTTCCTTTATATGTTTCGTTGAGCCAACGAGCATATTGCTCTGCTGACTCAGATATCTTGTTGAGTTCGTACTTGCCACAGAACTTCATGAATCTCACACCAACTTGACCAATGTCTTTGTGGCTGATCTGTTCACGTATTGCACCGTCCACTTTGGCTTTGATATCTTCTGGTTGTGCAGTTAAATCAATCAGCACACGATTGCGTTCGTAGTCGTCCTTTACACGATGCTCCTCACCGTTGTGATCAGACCATCTTTGTAACATGAGATTATTCCACGAATAGCCTTTACTGTTACGATCTTCAAATGCTTCTTGCAAGCCAACTTTGTTTTTGGTGCCGTTGGTTCTCACACCAGGATATGCACTAAAGACGTTGTCTGACGTATCGCCACGCATACATTTCTCAAACAGCAACCATTCAGGATCTGGAATTGTTTTGTCTGTCTTGGTCTTTTTATCTTGCACACGTCGGCCCTTGGCATCAAATATACCAGTGATTGTGTGAAGCTCGTCAGTGATGCCATTATATTGGCTAACGTTGGGTGCCAGCAATTGTATAAAATCAGTGTCTGATGAAATGATATAGTGCTCGTCTTGCGGGTGCAAAGCTATCCAGCGAGCAATAACGTCGTCGGCTTCGGCTTCTGGATGTCGGATAACGCTACAATTAGTACCGTCGGCCAAATATTTAGTGAGACTATCGTAAGTCTCCCAAAACAATTTATCCTCTTCTTGTTCTGTGTCGGACAATGCGGTCCGAGCCACAGCACGATTCTTCTTGTAAGGCGCATAAAAGTCCTTGCGCCATGAGCGACCTTCTAAACAGAACACCACGTGGTCTGCTTGAAATTGTTTGTGTACTTTGTTTACACTGCTCATCACAATATGTAAAGCATATCCTACTTTTTCCCATGCATCGGCAGCACGGAAAACAGAGTGTCGAGCACGAAAAAAAGTGTTAGCTGTATCAATCAAAAGATATCGCATTGGGATCCAATATATTGTTTTCTATACAGTATTGTAACACAAATTCGGCCCAAAAGCAATGAGCGTCTTTACCAAAATGCCAAGAGCCGGCGCTGACAGGTTCAAATTGATCACGCAGAATCTCATTGTAAGTGAATTCTGAATACGGTGCTATGTATGAATCTTTCCAATCCAGCAGGCGGGTAACACGGTCAAACGAATTGTTGCCGTTGAAAAACACATGCGGTATCTTCATAGCATCCAGTTCCTGATGCAATTGCCAAATCTCTTGATGCCA